GATCAAAGATGTTATCACAGGCTCAGTCCCGAGCGCAGGTGCAATCGCACGTGCCAAAGGTGACACCCAAGACGAGCTGGCGATACGGCAACAACAATGCTTTGAATGGTTGCGCGGCAATGGTGCTGCTGATTTAATCAAGAGCAATGTTGAGGTCCAGTTTGGGCGCAATGAAGATGACGAATGCAATGCCTTCACAGAAGAGCTGCGCGAACGTCAACTTTATTATAAGCGTGCAATTGGTGTCCATCCATCCTCACTCAACAGCTTTATCAAAGAGCGTTTGAGCGAAGGCAAAGACATCCCCCTAGATCTGTTCAGAGTTTACACAGGTCGCACAGCCAACATCAGGAGATAATCTAATGGCGAAGAAAAAAGAAGTAGCATTGAAAGAAGAAAGCAATGTTGTGTCCATGTCTGTAATGGATATGTTGCTTGAGGATGCAGGATCAGCCAGCGAGGGAATGTCCAAAGACGACATGATGATCCCACGCTTGTCCATCCTGCAACAAATGTCCCCGCAGATCAATAAGCGTGATGGCGCATATGTTGATGGGGCTGAAGCTGGCCACATCTATGACAATGTTTCCAACGAAGTCTATGATGGGGAGAACGGGATCACAGTGGTTCCGATCAGTTATCGTCGCGCCCACATTGAGTGGAAAGCCGATCGTGGTGGGTTGGTTGCCGACCATGGCTCAGACAGCGCATGCTTAGACAATTGCACTCGTGGCAGTCGCGGTGAATATCTCACCGACGAAGGCAATGAGATTGTCCCCACAGGCGAATATTTTGTGTATGTTGTTGAGGACGATGGGAACTATTCCCCAGCAATGCTCTCAATGAGCAAGTCTCAGCTGAAGCGTGCACGCCAATGGAACTCAATGATCAACCGTCTACAGGTTCCCCATCCACAAGGTGGAGGCACAATCAATCCTGCGATGTTCTGGAACGCCTACACGCTGTCCACAGTCCCAGAAGAAAATGATCAAGGCTCTTGGTTTGGGTGGAGTGTGAAGATGAAGTTTGACGCTAAGTCTGGCGGCATCTTGAAGAACAACCCCAATGGCACTGAAATTTATTTGGCTGCACGTGACTTCAAGCAACAGGTCGCATCTGGTGTCCTGAAGCCAACAGGCCCAGTCAATGACAATGAGGTGCCATTCTAAAACAACCCAGTGGGTTGTTAGGCAATCTGTCCTTCAATGTCTTTCCATGTTGGGGTGCAGATTGCCGACGATTCAGAAAGGAACATCATGCAACAAACGAAGAGATTCATGAAGTTGTTTCGTGGTTACGAACACGCACATGGACAATATCGAGTTCAGAAGACAGAAGCAGACGGCAAGATGTCTGGCCGTGCACTGACCATCAGCGAGCCAGCCACCCAAGAGAATTTTGAGTCTCACCTGAATGGTGGCGACTACATCCTAGGCATCATCATGCTGCGAGAAAACAACTCTTGCAATTTTGGTGTGATCGACATTGACATCCGAGGTGACGTAAAGCTCAACGAGAGTTTGGAGTCTCTGGAAGAAAAGATACGCTCAACCCCATTGGTGTTGTGCAGGTCAAAGTCTGGTGGTGCACACTTGTATTTGTTCTGCGAACCTGCCATAGCAGCCATTGACATGGTCGCCAAGCTCAACGAGTTTGCAGCTGGGCTAGGGTATGGTGGTGCTGAAGTTTTCCCCAAGCAAATCAGCCGCGCAAACGAACGTGATCGTGGCAACTGGATCAACCTATGTTATTGGGATGGCGACAAGTCTGAGCGGCATGCAATCCATGAAGGCAAGAAGCTCAACCTGAAAAAGTTTTTGGACGTTGCTGAAAAGAAGCGCACCACCTATGAGGCTCTGGAAAACTTCAAGCCTGACCTGACGAACAAGTTTGATGATGGGCCGCCATGCCTTCAACACATAATGACCATGGGCTTCCCAGAAGGTGGGCGAAACATTTCTTTGTTCAATGTGGGCGTTTATTATCGCAAGAAGAACCCCGACGATTGGCAAGAAGATCTGATGAGGTTCAACTATGAAAGCATGAGCGAACCCCTGCCCTCTGGTGAGGTCAATGGCCTGATCAAGTCTGTCAGCAAAAAAGATTATGCCTACACTTGCAAACAATCTCCAATTTGCAACTATTGCGAGAAGTCCAAGTGCATGAAGCGAGAGTTTGGCATTGGTGGAATTGGTGGCGGTCAAGCCATAGAGATAGACGCCATCACGAAGTACGAAACTGAGAACAGACAATCCGTGCGATGGTACATTGAGATCGGTGGTGAGCGAATAGAAGTCACGACCCAACAGCTTTTGGACCAACGCCAGCTGCAAAAGCTGTGTGTTGAAAAGCTCAACAAGTGTCCGAGCACAATGCCAGGACAGCGTTGGGAGCAGCGCATCAACGAGCTGTTGACCAGTGTTGAGGTGATCTTGGACCCAGACGATGCATCACCCCAAGGCCAATTTGAAAAGATGCTCGACAGCTTCCTGACTGGCAAAGTCCAAGCTCGCCAAAGAGACGAGATCATGAATGGCAAGCCATGGCACGACATCGACGATGGGAAGGTTTACTTCCGATCAGAAGACCTATTTATTTATCTTGAGGCTAGGAGGTTCAGATATCCATCCCAGCACCAAGTCTGGTCTTGGCTCAGGACTGTGGGTGGTGACCGCAAGGCATTCCGAATAAAATCTAAGCCAGTCAAGGTCTGGTCTGTTCCGGCTCCAGACTTCTATCAAGACGACGATGAATTGAATATTCCGAGTGGCGTGACTGAGGAGTTTTGAAATGATAAATCGTGATGAATATGAAAGAGTCTGCGAAGAAAATCGGGAGCTGAAAGAAAGGCTCGAAAAGATAACAAGAGAGCTGTTCGTGGTTTATTGCACAGCCAAGAAAGTTTTAGGGGGAGAAGATGCTGCTGGAAAAGAATAAATTAGCCAAGGCCAAGTTTGCGGAGATCCTTGAAAGAAACCTGCAACCCAGACCAGAATCATACCACTATGCAGAGGCTGTTGTTTGTGATTTCTGCGGCCAATACACACGTGGCAAGATTTACAAAAAATGGAGCCTCCATGAGCTCGCATTGCGCACAACAGTCGACTGCGACTCATGCTTCACAGAACTCTTTCAGAAAGGAATAGAATATCATGAGGAAAGTCCAGATCATCCTCGGACCTCCAGGAACGGGCAAGACAACGAAGCTGCTGGGGATAGTTGAGGACGCACTCAAGCGTGGCATTCCCCCAGAGCGCATTGCTTACTTAGCCTTCACTCGCAAAGCAGCCCACGAAGCTGCAGAGCGTGCAATGGATCAGTTTGGTTTCGATGAGAGCAGGTTCCCATATTTCCGAACACTTCATTCTTTGGCCTTCAAACAGCTCGGACTGCAACGAGATGAAGTAATGACCAATAACCACTATCGCAAATTTGGCAAGGCAATGGGTGTTGAATTTAAAGGCATATATGATGAAGATCTTGGCATTCACACTGGTGATGGCTTGGGAGACAAATGTTCACGAGTTGAGTCTCTGGCTAGAGTTGGACTACGCACAGTTGAACAACAACACCACATTTCCAAGATCAATGACCTGACCCTGCATGCGGTGCGACAATATGATTCTGCGTTGCGCGTTTATAAGCATGACAACGGATTGCTGGACTTCACTGACATGTTGGAGCAATATGAGTCCGCACTGCCAGTCGACATTTGCATCTTTGACGAGGCGCAAGACTTGAGCTCATTGCAATATCGCATGGCAATCTTAGCCAGCAGCCAAGCCTCAGAAGTTTACATAGCAGGGGACGACGACCAAGCCATCTTTGGTTGGGCAGGAGCAGACGTTGCCAAATTCCTGTCATTGAAAGGTGAGCGAGTCGTGCTGCCCCAAAGCTATCGCATCCCAAAAGCTGTGCACAATATTGCGTTGGAAGTTGTCAGCCGCATCAAGAACAGATATGAAAAGCCATGGTCACCACGCCAACAGCAAGGTTCCGTCGAGTGGGTGGCTGACGAACAACAAGCTGACTTCTCCGGTCGGGGGACTTGGATGTGTCTCAGTCGCAGCAAATACCTGCTCAACAGGTTCAAGCAATCCGCAAGACAACAAGGCTATGCATACCTGTTGAATGGCAAGCACTCTTTGGACAACGAAGAAACCAAGGCAATCTTGAGTTGGCAAAGGCTGAAGTCAGGCAAGCACCTGACCGTGCATGAAGCCAAGAACATAATCAAGTTTTTCTCTTTCACAGTCGATCTGCCTAAGAAAGAGTCATATGACCTCAATGATCTGGGACTGCCAGACGAGGCAAAGAATCTTGATTGGATGACAATGTTAAAAGGCATCGCCCCAGACGAGCGGGAATATCTCCGATCTTGCTTGCGCAATGGGGAGAAGTTTTCGAATAAGCCAAGAATATCAATCTCAACAATCCACCAGTCCAAAGGTGGTGAGGCTGACAATGTGGTCTTGACAACTGACATGGGGCGTCTCAGCTGGGAGAATTCACACACCGACGAAGAGAATCGAGTGTGGTATGTGGCATTGACCAGAGCCAAAGAAAATTTGTTTGTCGTTCGACCTCGCAATTTGATGCACTATCAGCTATGAGTAAAGCATTGGAAACATTGGGAGAAAAACTATTTTCATTTTTATTGAAGAAAAAGGTTGCCTTTTCGACAACAATAAGACATACTGTGATAGTCAACTGAGAAAGGAAATGACATGAACAACCCAACCTTCGCCCTGAACATCAAGAGCCTCGTCGTCAAAGCCTATGCAACTCCTAAGCTTGCACAGTCGCAAGGCAACGGTGCGATCCTCTTCACCTCTGCTGAAGAGCTGCTGGCTGACCGCAACATCACAGGCAAGATCCTTGTGGATGCTTTCAACGAAGTCACCGACAAGCCTGTCAAAAAGTTTTCCGACAACAAGACTGCTGCTCGTCGTTACATGGCTGCGATTGCTGATCTGCACGTCGACACTGGCAGAACACTGGTCATCAATGGCACCAAAGTAACCTCCAAGCCAACCCCACAGGTCGCTGCACTGCCAGGAATGACACCACTCGGCATCACTCCTGCAAAGGACGATGTTGATCTTGTTGTGATCCCTTCAGACAAGCCAACCAAGGCTCGCGGTGCATTCACTGGAAAAGTCATCAATGTTCTTGTGACTGAAAATCCTCGTCGTGAAAACACCAAGGAGGTGTGTGGTTATGCTTCCTTTAACCTGCTCCTCAACCATGGTGTTGACATGCCATACGAGCTTTACATCAAGCAAGGTGGTCGTGCTGAAGACCTCAAGTGGGATATCTCCAAAGGTTGGGCAGAGGTTAAATGAGCTGCAAAGACTGCTTCCTCCCCAAACTCAACGAGCAGGAAATTAACCTCCTGCTCGTTGCCCTAGATTCTTGCATATTCCCTATCGAGCAAGATTTGCCACAGGCAATAACAACTCATTCAGCAGCAAAGAGAGCTGAAAGAAAACTCAGGAAAATGTTGGACTTAAAATGAAAATAGAAATTTTATCCGATGATAGAGTTGCGGGTGATTTAAACCTGTCACGATTGGCTTGGGAGCTTTCCCGCTCACCTGATGACACAACCCCACTCGACACAATCCTTTCAATTGATGCACCAGTAAATGAGATCCCATCAATTGTTATGAGTGTCGAGTGCACCATACTTGAGCGAGAGATTTTCGCCTCTTACAGAGATCATGTTATGTGGGCGAGAACCTCCAGAGTTGATGCGCCATCTGAATTTACTGTGCCAGACTATTTCAAATATTCCGAGATAATGGATGATGTTGTCTTGCTTAAAAACAAAATCAATGCTGACATTGATGCTGGAATTATTCAGGATGAATACAGGCTTCATATGCCAATTTGCGCAATGACATCATTTACCACTCGGCTCTCTTGGAGAGGCATTGTTAAAATATATAAATTTTATGAGCACCTCTCAACCATTCACGATTATTTTAAGATTGGCAGAGATGAGCTTGAAAGCAAATTTCAAATAAAAAAATACGCCGGAAATTATTCTTATGTGAACCCCATCCCCATGCTAAAGTCTCACGAAAGGTGGAGCGGCAAAGTTGGCCCAATTGCCACTGTTTGTTTGAACATGACCATTGGCCTCAGAGCTCAAGTTGTTCGCCATCGAAACTACACAATAAAAGACAACCTGATGGAAATAATCAAAGCCAAAGACTGCTGGACAAGAACGCTTGGTGACAAAATTTGCATTTCAATTTCAGCCGAGGTAGAATTTTGGAAAACCGTTGTGAATAAACGTCAATGTTGGATCGCTCAGTATGGCATATGGAAAAGCATAATTGTCGCAGCTCAAGAATACATCGAGATCAGCGAACAAGACTTGCCCTGCAACAAAGGCTTTTGCCCTTACACTCGGGATGCTGAATTACGACACACTGATGATGATCCAGGAGCACCATGCCCAATACACAGCTCTTTAAACTCCATGCCCATTGATCAAAAATATATGGAGATGGTTAATATTGAAGCGAGCTACCGACCTGCCTTCTGGCAAAAACACATATCAAAACTGGAGGAAGTAAAATGACAATGAAAATATATCTTGCTGGGCCTTTTTTTAATCCGAAGCAAATTGAAACAATCGAGGCCATTGAAAATGAATTCGATAAATATGGCTTTGATTATTTCTCACCAAGGAAAAGTGGTGGTGTAATTTCTCACCTGTCTTTGGAGGACAGAAGCAAAGAGTCGAAAAGAATTTACGACAGCAACGTATCAGCCATGATTGATGCTAATGTTCTGTTCGCGATTGTTGATGGTCGGGACACTGGTACAGTTTATGAAATGGGTTATTTCCGAGCACTGACTGATCACTTTAAATATAAAAGTAAAATGAGTGCCGATGACCAAAAGCGTTATTCAATAACCTACACCAATGAGAATTTTGGCCTAAACATAATGCTCAAAGAAAGTGTTGATGCACACATTGTCGGGATAAAAGACTTGAAAGCATTTTCTGGACTTTGTGCTAGATCCTGGGATAAACCTCAACAGCGCCAAATGTTGTCAGGAGTTGATTGGGAAGATCACATTGGTCGTCGAGCAAAGATCCTTGAGAATTTCCAGAACTTTAATCCGGATGTTGAATGATGAAGGTTATAAAATTATTTAGCCTGACCCAAGGATTGTCCTCAATTCAGCGGTACTCCCAGCTTCATTTGCTGAAGCCAGAGTCCGTAATGGAACACACAGGTTTCGTTTGTCTTTTTACCTATGTGCTTTGCGAAGAGCTTGACAGCTATGCCCTGACAATCTCGGAGAAATTCAACAGAGGTGCTGCGCTTGAAAGAGCAATTGTTCACGACATTGATGAAGCTGTAACAGGCGACATACCAAGGCCAACAAAATATTACAACAAACATTCGATCGCTGTTTTTGATGAAATATCAGTTCGCGGAATTGACCAGATAGTTTATGAGTTGTCTCTTGAAAAGTCATCAATAAAAAAAGACTGGAGCTGCTCTAAATCTGGGAAGGAAGGTTTGGTTGTTGCTTTGGCAGATCTTTCATCCGTCGTTTGCAAATTGTGGGAGGAGGTGGTTATGCTTGGAAACAAAAAGCTGTTCAGACAATCGAAAGGTGTTGAGGACCATTTGGCCTCTTTCAGAGAAAAGCTGAAATTTGACGATCATGAATTTGCTATGAATGATATACAGGTCAATTGCTTCATGGAAATAATTTGCCAGCTTCAAGAAATAATTGACTCAATCAATGAAATGCCAGAAGCTATGCATGGAACTTTCGGGAATTTTGAGGCCAAGCCATGAGCAAAAAATATGAAGATGATTTGATAATCGCTGTGCGGGAAGACAAAAAACACATGACCGTAAAGGAGATTATGGAGAAGCACAGCCTGAAGGAGCATGAAGTCAAGTACATCCTTTATAATCCTCATTGCACGTTGCTGGAGGACAAGCCAATACCTGTTGACTACGTTGTTGATGATGCTGCGTTTGAGGAGCCTGAAGACTTCCAAAAAGACGAACGATCAATAGTCAATGGCTTCAGGAAAGCATTCAAAGGACTGTTCGAAAAATGAATGTTTACTTACCTTGTCAAAAGGAGTAAAATTACCGTGCTGAGAAAGGAAATGGCATGAATATTTTTTACCTAGACCACAACCCTGTGGAAGCTGCAAAGATGCACTGCGACAAGCATTGCGTCAAAATGATCCTTGAGACTGCGCAGCTGCTGTGCACTGCTCACAGAGAGCTCGATGGTGACTACTGGGCTGACATGGTTGGCTTGTATAAGTCGACCCACAAGAACCATCCGTCTGCTGTTTGGGTGCGCGAGAGCTCTGCGCAATATTGGTGGGCTTGCGGATTGTATGTCCAGCTTGGTTTGGAATACACCAGACGATACGGCAAGACCCACAAGAGCATGGGTCTGGCTCCATTCTTGACAATTTCACCAATGCGGATTGATCGTCTGGCTTGGCGAGAACCACCACAGTGCATGCCTGATGAGTACAAAACTGACTGCACTGTTGAGGCATACCGAAAGTATTACAATGGTGCCAAGGCAAGGTTCGCAGCTTGGAAAAACAAGGAGGCTCCAGAATGGTTCGGGACGGTGCAGGAGGGAAATTTTTGATGGAACTTAGATTGATCGGCAACGACATTGAATTTGACAGGCAAAAAGTTGCAAGGCTTTTTGACCTCAGCCCTGCCATGCGGATGTCTCTGGAGGAGGCTTTCAAGAAGTCCAACGAGCACGACGAGTCCGTCGATGCAGCATATGAAGAAGGGAGAGCCGAAGGTGAGCAAGTCTAAAACACCAGTTGATTGCATGGAAGGTGCTCTAAAAACTTTTAAGGAGCGAAATAAAACCTACGGTGACAATTACCACAGGCATGGGAAAGTGATGATGTCTCTGTTTCCAAATGGCGTAAATTTGTCAACAGAGAAAGAATGGAATAGGTTTGGGATTATCAACATGATCGTTTCAAAGCTGACAAGATATTCGGAGAATTGGCCAAACCACCACCAAGACTCAGTCCATGATCTTGGAGTTTATGCTTTCATGCTTGAATCACTTGACAGCGAGGAATGAGATGCTAATAGTATTTGACCTAGAAACCACAGGTTTGCCAAAGGCTGAAGGTTCTGATCTTGACATGCAGCCAAAGATTATTGAATTCGGTGCGATCAAACTTACTGAAGAACTAATTGAGGTTGATCGCCTTGAATTCTTTTGCAACCCCAAGCACATGCTAGATCCAAAGATCACCAAGATCACAGGCATAACCGACGACATGCTCAAAGACCAAAAGCCATTCATCGCACACCTCGAAAAGCTGAATGAATTCTTTTTGGGAACCAAGCGGATGTTTGCCCACAATCTTGGCTTCGACAGAAAGATCTTGAAATTTGAGCTTGAGAGGTTAGACAAGGTCACGAGCTTCCCTTGGCCTTATGAGCACACCTGCACAGTTGAGGTTGGCCAGCGAGTCTGGGGCAAGATGCGCAAGCTGGGCGACATATATGAAGAGCTTTTCGAGGAGAAGATAGAAGGCTCCCACAGGTCAATGAATGATGTTGAAGCAACCCTCCGGATCATTGATTGGTACGCAAAGGAAGGACACATATAAATGTTGAACCTCAAGACGCGCACAGAGTATTCGTTCCGCAAGGCATACGGCCCCATACAAAAGGTTGTTGAGTGTTCTGAGGGAAAGGCTGTTGGGATATGCGACACAGGAACGTGGGGTCATGTCACGTTCTCCAAGCACTGCAAAAATGCTAGTATCAAGCCTGTTTTTGGTGCCGAGATATCTGTCGTCCTAGATGCCACAGACCGTTCTAAACAAGCCGACAACCCGATGGGATTTCTGGCTTGCAACAATGATGGGTTGGCTGAGATATATGAGCTTGTTTCCCGCAGCACATCCAAAGAGAATTTCTACTATTATCCACGCATAAGTTATTCAGACTTGTTCGATGTCAGCGACAATGTGATAATGTTGTCTGGATCGCACCCAGACTGGTCGATGCTTCCTTTGACCAAAAAACACAATCTTTACGTCGAGCTTGGTCCAA